CTTGCGTGGCCCCGGTGATGGCGTGACAGACAGAAAACCGGCAAGTATTGGGCAAGGCCGACAGCCGGCACGGCTTGCGGATGGCGAGTTCGTGGTTCCTGCGAGAATTGTGTCTGAACTGGGCAACGGCTCCACAGAGGCAGGCGCACGGGCACTGTACAAAATGATGGACCGCATACAAGCCAACCGCCGTAAAACTACCGGCAAAAACAGTGTGGCTGTGGATTCCAAAGCACACAAATACCTCCCCGCATAAGGACGCATCATGGCAGACGCAACATCAACAGTCGTACAACAAAATCAGTACGGTTTTGCACCGCAACTAGCGCCTTATGCGGAAGACATGCTGGGGCAAGCCGCAGCACTGTCTGATACAACCCAAAATCCCTACATGCAGTACATGGGGGATCGAGTAGCGCAGTTCAGCCCCTTGCAGCAGATGTCTTACGACAATGCGGCACTCATGCAGTCCCAGCCTCAGTTGCAGGATGCCACGGCCACGGCGGGACTAGCTTCGCTAGGCGCTTTAAACACAGGCTACACATACAACCCCTACGCGGCTAAGTCGTTTGGTGATACCGGAGTGGCTAGTAACGCCATGAATCCGTACATGCAAAATGTAGTCGACATTCAGCAACGGGAAGCGCAGCGTCAAGCGGATATTGCATCAACTGGACGGCAGGCAGATCAAACTCAAAAAGGCGCATTTGGGGGGTCTCGGGCCGCTATCATGGACGCAGAAGCCGCACGTAATTTGGCGTTGCAAAAGGGTGACATCCAAGCCCAAGGGCTAAACACCGCGTACGGACAAGCGCAAAATCAATTCAATACTGAGCAGCAAGCGCGTCAAGCCGCGGCCAACTTAAACGCCCAGCAAGGGCAGTATGGTGCGGGGCTTGGCTTGCAGGGGATGCAGACGGCGCTGACCGGGGCAAACACCTTGGGTAACCTTGGCAATATGCAGTACTCCCAGAATATGGGCATTAACCAGATGCAGAACCAACTGGGCGCTCAGCAGCAGCAACAGGTTCAAAGCGGCTTAAACAATCAGTACCAAGATTTTCAAAGTTCTCAGAACTACCCGTACAAGCAGATTGGGTTCATGTCCGACATCTTGCGGGGAGCGCCGACCACCAATGCCGGTAGCACCATGTACAACTACCAAGCCCCGCCCAGCATGTTGAGCCAGCTAGGTGGCTTGGGCGCGGCTACGGTGGGCGCGTTTGGTGCTTCTGGCGGGTTTAAAGCAAACGGCGGTATGGTTGGGAGTTACGCCAAAGGCGGGCTGGTAAAATCGAAGCCACAAGGGCTTGTTGCGTTGGCTATCCACAGCATGGCATAAGGAATCAAAATGTTTGATGATCGAATTGGTGACATGCAAAAGATGCTTGCCCGGATGGGTCCGGCAGGCCGGCAGAAATACGCCGCAGACCATGCAGATGATCCTATTGCTGTATCAATGGCGTTGTTTGTAAACAACATTGCCAAAGAACTTACTGAGGGCAAAGAAGCAGACCCTACAGTACAAGCGCCTGTGGTTCAACAAGCTATCCAAGCTATGAACCAGCCAAGGATGCCACCGAGCATGCCACCACAGGGTATGCCACCACAGGGTATGCCGCAAAGGATGCCTCCGCCACAAGGGCAAACCCGAATGGCTGCAGACGGCGGCTATATGGACTCCCGCCTACCCGAAGATATGGGCATAGGCGCTCTACCCGAACGCAGCCTGTCCGGTATGGCCGACGGGGGGATTGTTGGGTTTTCTGGTGGGGGAAAATCTAAAACAGACCCTGTTCAAGACTTTGCAACTAAATACCGTTCATTGGCAGAACAAGCCGGCGAAGCCCTTGGCGTTGAACCCGGGTTAATAATTGCCCAATGGGGGCATGAAACGGGTTGGGGACGGGGGATCCCCGGAAAGTACAACCTTGGAAATATTAAAGGCAAAGGGACTGCGGCTTACGATAACATCGAGAAAAGTCGTTCGCAGTATAAAAACTATGAGTCGCCTGAAGCGTTCATGCAAGACTATGTGTCGCAGATTAAACGCAACTTTCCTGACGCCGTAGGTGCGGGTGGAGACGTTAAGCAATTCACCAAAGGGTTGCAAAAGGGGCGGCTGGGGGCCTATGCTACTGATCCAGATTACGCTAAGAAAATGGCGAATGCAGTAACAAAAGTGCTCCCAATGGGGGCTGCACAAGCAGAAGAGTTACCCACCGCATCCGCGGCCAATCCAATGGCCCCAGATCAAGCGCAAAGAGCCGCTGGTACGCGGGATGCAACAACAGCCGATTTGCAAGCTTTGCGCCAGCAAACGGGGGCAGGCGACAAATTACAGACGGCGGGGCAAGTAGCACGGTCTTTGGTGCAGAATCCGTTGGCAAAAATTATAGGCGGGTATGCGGGGATTGCAGGTTCAGTGTTGCCGGGGGCAGAAGGACAGGGCGCGGACTATGCAAAAAGGGTAGAGGACTACTTGGGCTATAACCCTGAGTACACTGCGGACAGCAAAAAAGTTTTAGGTGCTCTAAATGCACCCGGCGCTGCGCTAAGCAAATATGTAGCTAAACCAGCGGGAGAGTTCTTGGCGGAGAACGTAAACCCGGCTACCGGAGCTATTGTGCAAGGCGCTATCGAAGCTGCCCCCGCAGCACTAGGGTTTTTGGGGCGTTTGGGGCGAGGTCCAAAAGCAGCAGCACCCGAGGCGGCAGCACCCGCAGCAGCACCCGCAGCAGCACCGGTAGCCCCACCAGTACGAACTGTACCAACCCCAGCGCAAGTGGCCGCAGGTAACCCTCCGGCGGTTAAACCCGCCCCCGCCCCCGCAGCCGCGCCAGCGCCCCCTCTACAAGGGTTAGCACGCGTAAATCAAGCCACACAACTAAGACAACAAGCAGCAGCACAAGCCGCACAAGACGCGGCCGCAGCAAAAGGTCCGCCAAAACCAGCAGCAACCGGCATAGCCACATTGGCCCCTGACGCAGCCGCACTCAGGGCCGCTGCCGAGGCTAGAGCAAAAGCTAGGGCCGCAGAAAGAGCCGCCCCCGCAGCCGCAGCAGAAGAAGGCGCAACCGCAGCCGCGGCAGAAGAAGGCGCAGCCGCGCCTAGCACGGGGATAGCTGCGTTGCCTGAAGCCGCAGGCGCGGCAGTTGCAGCGGAAGTACCCGCCGTGTCTAGAATGGCCGCTGCACGCGCAGCAATTGGAGAAGCTGGTCGAGGGCGTGCTGCACTTATACCTGCAATTGCTGCGGCTGGCGCGGGTACTGGTTCTGGGGCTAGTAGCTCAGAAAATGCTATACCTTTTGATAGAACATCTGGAGATGACACAAGGGGCTTTCCAACATTTCCAGCACCTGCAGCACTTACCCCCGAGGTCAAGAAAGAAGCTGTGGCAGAGGCTAAAGCCGAAATACCTAAAGCAGAGCGTAGCGGGCTTGGCTACGAAGACCTGCTGATGTTTGGCTTGCAGTTGATGGCGGGCAAGTCGCAATATGCTCTACAGAATGTGGGTGAAGCGGGTGTTGCAGCACTGACGGCCAAACAAGCTAGGGAGAAAGTGGAGTATGACCGACGGAAAACGGATGCTGAGATTGCACAGTCGGGAGCGATGTCTAAATACTACGAGAAACACGGCAACTACCTTGACGCAGAAGCAGCCCGTAAAGCTGAAGAAGACAAGCCACTGGCGCAATTCCGTAAAGAACTGGCGGCGGCGTATGCGGACCTTAACAAGGACGCAATGTTGAAACTGGATCCCGTCAAAATGGCTGCAGCAAAACGGCAAGTTCGCGCAGACTTGCTTACTAATTACCAAGAGCTTGCGGATACAATGGGGGCTGCTGGTGGCAAAACTGGCAATCCACTGGTGGATAAATATTTACAATAGGTGCGGTTTATGGAACTTAATCAAGTCCTCACAGCGTTGCGCAATGCAGATGCAGCGGGTAATGTAGAGGATGCGAGACAGTTAGCCAGAATTGCACAGCAGCTAATGGCTGCACAACCCCCCGAGGAAGCGGCAGCGCCCAAACCAAAAACTGGGATTGGCGCTGCTATAGGCAAGGGCGTTGAGTCCATTATCTCCAGCGGGCGTACAGCCCTTGGGGCCGCTACCGGGGCTGCCGAAGAGGCAGCACGCGCCGGACTTGAGCGCGGCGAAGCGATAAACAAGAAATACGCTGACCAAGTCAGCCTGCAGAAAGTCAAAGACGCGTACAACAAAGATGGCGTTCTATCAGCGGCTGGCGAGGCGCTAAGCCAGATCCCAGCGGCACTTGCAGAACAAGCACCTAACCTAGCTGCAATGGCAGGTAGTGCGCGACTCGGGGCGATGGCGGGTTCTGCACTTGGCCCCATTGGTGCAACAGTTGGCGGTATTGGCGGTGCGTTGTTACCTTCTCTGGTACAGCAGTTTGGTGGCAACATTGAGCGGCAAGCGCAAGAAGGCGTTCCCGTAAATGCAGGTCGGGCTGCAGCCGCAGCTATTCCGCAGGCAGGATTGGACGTAGCCTCAAGTTTGATTCCATTTGGCGGCAAGCTGGTGCAGAAACTGACTGGCATCCCTATGGAGGCGCTGCTGAGTCGCAGTGCCGCGGGTGCAGCTAAGCTGGCTGACGAACGGTTGCTGACGGTGCTTGCCAAAGGTGTGGGTGTTGGCGCTCTGGCCGAGATTCCCACAGAAGTTGCACAGCAGATGCTGGAGCGGGCACAGGCGGGCCTGTCGCTCTCGAGCCCCGACGCGCTTAAAGAATACGGTGAGACTGCGTATCAGGTAGGGCTGCTGGCACCGCTCGGTGCCATTGGCCGGCTGTCGGAGCGTGGCGGTGCCCGGATGGATGTTGCGGCAAAGCAACAGGAAGAAGCCGCCAAGGCCGCGGAACTTCAGCAACAGCAAGACGATGCTGCAGCGCAGCAAAAGCAGATTGCAGATGCGGATCCTGCATATGCAGCAAAGCTGCGGGCGGACTACGTTGCTGCCAACGTTGAGATGCAACGGCTCAATCAAGCCGTCAAGGCGCTGAGCGCAGAGAAAGACCCGCTGTCCGTAGCAGACGCCAAGGATGCGCGTGTAGCCCGGGACACTTACGCCAAAGAGACTATGCAGCCGCTGGTGGACGAGATCCGCCGTGTACGCCAGCTACACCCCGGGGTTGACTTCCGTCCATCGGCTACTCCTGCCGTTGCGCCTGCCGTTGCACCTGCGGCTATTGCCGCTGTACCAGCCATACCGACTGCCGTTGCGCCCGTCGTCACTCCGCCGCCTACGACTGTTACGCCGATGCCGACCGCACCTGTTGCAGCGACAAAACGGGGTAAGAAAGTAGAGGAAGCGGCGATTGTTTCGGAACCCGCACCGTTCACGGCCCCTGCGCGGATGGAAGAGATCCAGTCGCACGTAGAAGCCATCATGGGCTCGCCTGAAGTTGCTGCCGAGATGGTTGCAAACAACGAGCAAGTGCCGGGGCTGACGCCGGAAGAGAATGCGCTTTTCTTGGAGATGCTTCAGCAGCGACTGGCACAGGAAGAACTGACCGGCGAAGTAACTGTGCCTGTGGGAGCAGAAGCGGCTCCCGCAAAGAAAGCAAAGGGCAAGAAGGCGGCAGCAATTGCAGCAGCACCGGTAACTCCAGTTGTTGAAGACACGACGGTTGAACCAACAGAGCCCCGCACGCTCGATCAGTCGTTTGCGGCAATGGACCGCACGCCCAAAGCGGTGGCCGGCACGCCGAGCACACGGCCAATCAACGAGATTAAAGCCGCAATCAATAAAGCGCGTAAGGAAGGCCGGCGCGATGACGCCCGGGAGCTAATTGCAGAACTGCGCGTACGCACCGATAAAAGCCAGATGCTGATTCCCGGTGTTGAGCCGGGGGTAAAGACACCGTTGACGCGCACCGGTTCCGAAAAAACTCCAGAAGCGCTGCGGGCGGTTAAGGATGAACTGAAGCGGCTGAGCAAGGAGTTCATAGCTGCGCGGCAGGAAGGTCGAAAGGGGGCTGCACGCGCCATTACGGAGCGCATAAGCTACCTTCGCAGGCAAGGTGGGTTTGAGGATGCGGAAGGGCCGCAGATCAAGGGCACGCTTGAAATGCCCGGTACGCAAACAGTCGGACAGCTTTCGCCAGCGCCTGCGTCTCGCGCAGCGCTTCGTACAGAAATAGAGCGTGTGCGCAGTCTGCCCAGCCTGACAGAAGCGCAGGCGGCTTTACTGGACCGGATCGACGATAACCTGCCGGCACTGAGCCCCTATCGGGAGGATGTTGCGGAGTGGCTCAACAGTGTGCGACAAGGCCGCGCAGCGCCGGAGACGGACCGGTATCTTCGGCAGCAGCTTGCACAGATTGAACGCCAATCACAACAGGAAGTCTCTCCGCGTGAACTGCAGGGTATGCTCGCAAAAAGTGCAAAGCAAACTCTGAGCAAAAAGGAAACGGGGCTGCTTCGTCTTATCGGAGAAAATCAAGCACAGATCATGGCCGACGCGGATGCGCGGCGTACTGTGGCTAATTGGCTTTTGAGCGATGTTGGTCAGGGTATTGGTGGTGCCACTCAAGTCCTGCAATCCTATTTTGGCATAGCGGAAGAAGGTGCGGCAACAGTTCGCCCCGCCTCCAAAGCACTGGATGAACGCACTGCGCAGATTGAGAAAGAATATGCCGCGGCAAGACAAGCCATAGACAAAGTTGCGGCAGATGCAGGCATCCCGCTGCAGCCGTTGGCAAACACCATTCAGCGTTTGCAAGAACAGGCGGCGAGGGCTAAAGCGGCGGTTAAAAAAGCGGAGCCCGAGGCCCGTGGTGGCGCTAAGCCCGCGCTTACAAAACTTGCCAATCTTCAAGGTGCATACAACACGCTTTTGCAACGCGTGTCCGAAACCTCGGCAAAATACGATACGAAGATTAAAGAGACGCTAACCGTTTCTGAAGAGATGAAAGCCGCCAAGGCGCGGCTTGAGAAAGCCAAGGTTGCTAAAAGCCTACTAGACACAATCAACGATTCCGATAGTGGCGGGGCGCGACACGACGCACGCAACGCGCTCAACAGGCTGATGCCGCTACCAAAAACCGCTGAAGCGCCTGTTGAGAAAAAAACGGCACCTGCCGTACAGGAAGACTTGTTTGCGGAAGAAAAAGAACAGGAGACCGCAAAAGCGGAGAACACTGCGCAAGCGGCAGCAAGAAAGGCTAACCAACTTGCAGATGCTAAAAAGTCCGAAGAACGAGACAAAGCCGCCGGTAAGCAGCGCAAGCTAGAGGAAGAGCTTGCTGCGTTGCCATCTCAACGTGTGTCGTTCGAGCGGCGGCGTGAGATGCTGCGACAGATTGATGATGCCCCGCTTAAACGACAGGCGCTTGAGGACATGGTCAACGACGCCAATCTGTCGCAAGCAGAACGCGATGCCGCACAAGTAGCGTTGACCACGTATGTTGCAAAACTTCGTAAGCGGGCGGAGGACAAGGACGCGAGCTACGCGACGGCGTACCGTCTTCGCGGCGAAGAGTCGGCGCTAGTTCAAAAGCACAAAGCAAGTCTAGAAGACCCCTCTCTTTCAGAGGAAAAGCGAAAGCAAACAGAGGCTTGGCGCAAGAAAGCGGAGGCCCAGCTTCTCAAGCGTGACAAGCAACTTGCCAAACTGCGCGGCGTATCTATCGACACGCGTGAGACGTCTGAACAGCGCCTTGAGACGCTCGACAAGCTGACCCGGGAAACGTATGGGCAGGCGGTGTCGGAAGAAGAGCAGGCCCAGCTTGACAAGACAAAGGGGCGTGCTCTCGGCCCTGTATCACGCAAAGAGATACAGCCCGCTAAAGTTCTGTATACGGGGGACGCGTCTCAGATCGGATTGCCTGAAACCGAAAAGCGCACGTATACAAAACCGGACATGCGCTTAACTGAAAAGCGCGGGGTCAAGCAACGCAATGTGGAGATCAGCAAAGCCGATATGGAAGCGGCCAACAAAGTCAAACAAGAGCAGAAGGCGCGATATGACGCTGTTTTTGCAGCGGATCAACTACAAGATATTGCCTTTGAAAAAGTACAAACGCTTGTTACCGCAGAAAAAGCTATTGACCAAGCGGTAGCACGGTTTAATGCGCTGAAAGTCCAACCGGAGCAAAAGCGGCTGGCGCTTTTAGAGGAACAGCGCCTTATCAAACGAGACCTTTCAAACGCACGCGAAGATTTGGCTGTTGCAAATGCGCGTGGGGATACAGGGATCGGGCTTGAAAGCGATGCGGAAACGGTTTCTTTGCAGGCAGACCTGCAAAAGTACCTAACGGCAGCGGCCAAAATGAAACAGCGCGTGCCTGCGGCAAAACGAACGACTACGCGAATTTCTTCAAGCTTCTTAGGCATTAAAAATCCGCTTGTTTCGGAGGCATTGAAGGATGTGGCTAAACGCATCCGCGACATTAGAAAAGAAATTGCTGCGGCGGGTGAGTTGGAGGGTGAGACGGGCAAGACCAAACTAAGTACAAAAGCGAAGTCCGGTGCCAAGCTGCTTCGAGAGAACAGCCCTGACTATGAACTGCGCGACACCGTCGACCTGACTGGCACGGCACTGGAGGCTGTGCAGGATGGGCGTGTGCTCGATGCGCTGGATGCCGTGGGGGCCAACTCGAACTCGCCGTTCGTCAAGGAGCTGGTCAAGAACCTGCGCCCTCTGGTCATGCGGACCAAGCTGCGCGTCGAAGACAACTTGATGCACAAGGGCAAGCGTGCCGAGGGCGTGTACGACTTTGAGACCAACACCGTTACCATCGACTCCCAAGCGCTGACCGAAGAGGCGCTGCTGCACGAGATAACCCACGCGGTGACCACACGGTTGCTGACGGTGGATCCGTCGCAGCTTACTAAAGAGCAACGTGCGGCCCGGGCAGAACTGGAGAAGCTGTTCAAGTCTATCCAGAACGATAGTGCTTTTGAGAACGAGTACGGCAAGAAAGACATCCATGAGTTTGCATCCGAAGTGATGTCAAACAAAGTGCTACGGGACAAGCTGGCTGCGCGTACGTGGCATGGCACCAATCTGCTGCAAAAGATCTACCGGGCGCTTCTGAACTTCATCGGGTTCAAAACCGAGAACATGGCCGATGCATCGGTGGGGAACATCTACAAACTGTTCACGCCCTCGACCACGGCGGCGAAGGCCGGCATCACCATGTCCCCCGCAGGGATTGCTTATCCAAAACTGGTTAGCTACGCCAACCCGGGGCTTGCTGCAGCAGGGGCCATCACTGACAAGTTTGTTGCCAAGGAGCGCGGTGTCATTGACAGGATACGCTCAGCATCGGGCGGTTTCCTTGGTCTTGAGACGCAGTTGGTGGATCGGTTTGCACCACTGGAGCGAGTATCCAAGGGGATGGAAGCGCTCAAGGGCTCGCAGATGATGTACTACCTGCGTATGTACGACCAGCGGATGAACTACACCGCGCAGTCGGTTGCCAACGGTGCCATTCAACGGGTTGCCAAGAAGCGGCCTGACGGGCGCACTGAGTACGTTGTCGAAAGCGTTGACGGGGCCAACATCCAGCAGGTTGTGGACATCTTAAAGAAGGCCCCCGCCGGCAGTCCAGACGCAGCCAACCGCTTATTCACGATGTATCTGGCCGGCATCCGGGCCAAGAACAAAGGGTTCCAGACGTTGCACTTTGGCAACGAACTGACCGAGGCCCAGCTTAACAGTGCTATGGCAAGCATCCGCGCTACGCCCGGGCTGGAGGAAAACTTCAAACAGGCCCGCGAGGTGTACAACGAGTACAACCGCAACATGGTCGGCTTCCTTGCGCAGTCGGGGGCCATATCGAAAGAGCACGCGGCACGGTTGACCAAGGAGAACGATTACATTCCCTTCTACCGGGAAAAGGATGGCGTAGCGTCACTCACCATCGGCGGTGAGACGCCCATTCGGATTGGCAGTATTGCTGAGCAGCCATACCTGCACGAGCTGGTTGGCGGTGACCGTCCGATCCTTGATTTCCTAACAAGCTCCGTTCAGAACACAGCTTTGATTACGGACATGGGGCTGCGCAATCTGGCTACCAAGAACTCCATGAACGAGCTTCAAGACATAGGATTAGCGCATATTCGGCGGGGGCCGGGTACTGCGGATCCAAAAACAGTGCGATTTAAAATGGATGGTGACGACTACCACGCCATCGTAGACACCGACACGGCAGGCGTTCCTGCGGATCTTTTGGTCAAGGGCATGCAAGGCATCCCAACTCAGATGCCCGTGCTTGTCCGAATGCTGGGCTTGCCATCAACCATATTGCGCAGAGCAGTGACGCTGAGCCCCACATATGCTGCACGCCAGATATTCCGTGACTCGTTGGCCGCTCCGCTCCTGTCGGGTGCTGACTTTGCCCCGGTCCTTGGGGCGTTGGGGCAGCTTGGCAAATCCACTACCAAGTCTACGCTAGAGAAGCGCGGTATCACAGGCGGGCAGATCTTTGCGGGCGGCAACAGCAGCGAGGCCATGACCAAGATTCTGAACGACATGCTGTCGGGCAAGGGTAACCTCGGATCGCTGATCGCGAGGGCCGAGGCGCTCAACATGGAAGCCGATGCCGCGACCCGCCGCGCACAGTACAACAGCTACATCAAGCAGGGGTTGTCCGAGATGGAAGCCACGCTGATGTCGTTGGAGTCGATGAACTTTAACAAGCGCGGTGCGTCCCCTAGCATCCACATGGCAAATGCGCTGATCCCGTTCTTCAACTCGCAGATCCAAGGTCTGAACGTGCTGTACAAGGCGCTGACGGGCAAGCTGCCATTCGACAAACGCCTGAAGATTCAGGAGAAGCTGATCACCCGTGGGGCGCTTATGTTTGGTGCGTCCTTGGCGTATGCTGCCATGATGCAGGATGACGAGGCATACAAGAACGCGACTCCTGAACAGAAGTACGGGAACTGGTTCATCCGCATTGCCGGTATTGACGAGCCCATCAAGGTTCCAATCCCGTATGAAATTGGTTACCTGTTCAAAGCGTTGCCCGAGGCGTTATACAACTCGATGACAAACGAGCACGGCGCGGAAGAGGCGGTTAAGGCGCTCAATACCATCATTCTGCAAACGCTTCCGGGCGGGACGAGTATGGCAACTATGCCGTACAAAGGCGTCAACATACCAATTACGCCCCCCATCCCACAAGCGCTCAAGCCCGGGATTGAAGCTGCACTTGGCAAGTCGTTTTACACCGGGCGGGATATTCTTTCTAGGCGTGAGCAGGCGGTGCTTCCTGAGCAGCAGTTCCGCGAGGGCACCAGCGAGATTGCCAAAATGATGGGCTCGGGGTTGGGGTTATCCCCAATCAAGATTGAAGCGCTGGTAAGCGGCTACACCGGCACGATGGGGCTGGCACTCATGCAGGCGCTCAGTATGGGCGTGCCTACCGGGGAGTCTCCAGAGAAGACTGTGAAGCGTTTATCGGACATGCCGGTGATCGGCAGTTCGTTCCAGCCCAACGATGCCGGCGGCATTATCGATGCTGTGTATGAACGCATGGACGATGTCAAGAAAGTTAAGACCACCGTTGACCGCATGCTGGCTGAAGGGCGTGTTGCGGAAGCCAAGGAACTGATTAGCAAGCGCAGCGATGAATTTGCACAGGCCGGCGTAGCGGACTACTTTATCTCGAACATGCAGCAGATCACCAAGTTTGAGAACGCCATCCGGGCATCTAACCTAAGCGGCGAAGAGAAACGCACTAAGCTGGATGACACCCGTCAGATGAAGATTCGTCTTGCGGAGATGGTGCGCAAGGCGACGGAAGAGGCGAAGTCAGTCGACTGAACCAAACTCCAATCAGGCCACTCCGAATACCCGGAGTGGCCGTAGCGTTTATGCGACAGGAGAGCGCGTCACGTAGCCCCGCCTCAAGCACGCGGGTCGTATCAAGGCAGGGGACAAAAAACCCCTGCCCCGGTTCAAGCGTCTCCCAAGGGAAGGCTATCTTCCATGCCATCGTAGCGGTCTTTCGGAATGCTGATGTGCATCACATTCACCCTGAGTGACGGGCCGTCGGTGTACGCCAGCATATCCTTCTTGACGCCAAAGCGCACGTTGTAACCCTCCTCAGACATAGCCTCAAGCTGTCGTCGGAAGTCCGAGAACCCGAAGCTCATTGACGCGCAGTGCTGCTTGAGTATCTGCTCCTCCACGTAGTACTCGACGAATCCAGCGTGACGCGTACCATGTTCAATACGGGCCATCACCGTGTTCCGCGTGCTGGTCTTGCCAGTCACATCGCGCCCCATCTCAGCCAGCAGCTTGTTGTGGGCGTCTTTGCGCACAACCACGAACCGGCCATAGTACTCACGGGTAAACGTGTTCAGCACATCCTCGGCATTGCGGGCTGACTTCACGTGTGCGATCCGGGCATCTACCACCAAAGCTTTGAGCGCTTTGATCACAGACTTGATCGGTACGTCCAGCAGATTCGCATAGCTGCTGCCGATCAGGATGCCTGCCGCCACCGTCGACGTACAGGCCGCATGCCAGTACCGCTCTTCATCGGTGAACCCCAGCAGCACACGTAGCTCCTCGTGAGTCCGCAGCCACACTGCCCGAGCAATCTCCTGATTCTGCACCAGCCACCGCACCCACGCTTCACCCGCCACGCCGTAGTTCCGGCGCAGTTCCTTGAGCGTCAAGCGCTCACGTTCGCTGAACTCCAGTTCCTTGGAGGGCGTCCACTCCAGCATACGCATCATCTCACCGTGAGATGAATGCTTCCGAGCACCCGTCAGGATGTCGGTCATGTGCGTGTTGGATGTCAGCGTACAGGTTAGCGCCCACGTGCTGTTGTTGATACGCTCCTTGTTCGTACCCGACTCCATGCGCTCCTTGCCTTGCCCCTCAGAGATGTCGAAGATGAACGCTGGAGCCCACTCCGTATCGTTGCGGGTCTTGGTAGTGATCTCGTCGATCAGCAGCGGCATGCTGTTGAGCAGTCCAGCGCGTTGCTGCATGGCAACCGGCGATGTTCCCTTACCTGTGCGGTAGCGGATAGGATGCCCCCAGACGCCGGCCTTCAAGCTGAGCGTCAGCGACTTGCCCGTGCCGGAGCCCGTCGAGCCGATGTGCCAGACAAAACCCTCGTAGTCCGAGAACTGCATGAGCGGAGAGCCGAAGCTGTCCAGACAGAGCGCCAGCATGGTGTCCATCTTCTTCTCGATCAGTAACTGCCACGGCTTGCGCCAGCCTTCGATAGTGCCCTTGCTATTGGTGCCGCGGTTGATGTTCTCCAGCCCGGGCATCGGGACTGGGATCTCTGTGCCGTCGCGACGGAACACACGGTTGTTGTAAACGAAGGAGCGATCCTTCTGCCAGCCAAATTGAATAGGAACGTCCACCGCCTTGCGCAACAGCGCGGACTCCTCGATACAGGCCCTCACGTAGTTATAGAGGTGACCGTCCATGACGGCCCCTCTTGCAGCGTAGATGTTGTGTGATGCTAGACATTTTATTAACTCCTCTTTTGATACTGCCGCTTTACTCGGCATGATGACGGGGGTGTACTCGGTCAGCTTGGACTCGCCAGTCTGGCCTATCTTCTTGATTGCCATTAAGTGTGCATAGTGCTCCTTTTCATCCATACGCAGCATGTCGACGACAAACAGGTCATACGGCAGCACCGACACCTGTGTCTTGATCTCCACGCCCGTAGCGTCTTTCTCCTTGATATCCACGAATACGCCGCCGTGTTCCCCATAGCTGAAGTTGCGTGGTGGGGTTGGGCGCGTTGCTTTTCGAGTGCGGACATTCTGCGGTGTCGAGGACTCGTCTGACTCCTCTGTCAGGTCATCCTGTAGGTACTCCGCGTCCATGTCTACCGTGGTGTCGTCCCCCGCCTGCAGCGGAATCTCTATCTCCTTCTCCCGGTTATCAGTGCGTACCTCCCGCCCTAGCGCCAGTGCGTTGGTGATCTGCCCCCAGTGCGGACACTTGGGACACACGCCCGGGTTCTCGCTGTCCATCTTGATGCAGGGGTACGGCCCCTTGATCTCTGACAGTTTCTGGTGCATTCGGTCAATGGTGTACGGATGCAGAGCGGTCAGCTTGGTGGAGTGCTCCAGTCCGTCGTCGCATACCTTGGCCCATGACAGCAGCCCACGCCACAGCGGCTCCATGCCGTCTTGCTCCGCGTTCTTTATGTAGAACTCAAGCTGCCCGCACCCCATGCTCTTCTCGGACTTTATCCAGATAGGCTCGAACCGTGTGACGCTGTTGTTCATCATGGCTTCTGCTGCAGCAGACCGTGCAGTCTGTGCTTTGCTTGGCCGGGTTCCGGGCAGATTTACACTGGTTGCCACGAACGCATTGCTGGCCGGCGCGAACGCCTCTGTCAACATCCCACGGATTGTTGCGCCAAAGCGCTTCAGATCAATTGGCCCGCTGCCCTGCGCAAGGAACTGAACCGGGCGTGGCTCCGAGTACTTCGCCTTGAAGTTAAACGTGCTGGGTATGCGCAGCACCCGCGCTGCGTCGGCGGTGACCGTCTGGTCAATATTCAGACCCTCCTGTTTACACAGACGTTTGAAGTTCTCCGCTATCGGCTTCCATGTCGCGATGTCCACGGGTGCGGTCAGTACCCAGTAACAGTGCAGGCCCCCACCAGAGCCGACGATGTGCGGCGTGCCGAACTCGTCCAGTCCTGTCTTCTCCAGAAATGCAGACAGCGCCAGTGCTGCAGCCTTCTTGGATGCGTAGCCGTCCATGTCGATGAAGATGGCCTTGATGTAGGCCGCGTTGGTAGCCTTGCGGCCCCCCACGTTGTCTTTGAATGTTGCCAGTGCAAAGTAGATGTCGCGTTTGCGATCAAGCCAGCGTTTGATTGTGGGCTTCACCGCGTCGACACCGTCAACAAACACGTGCTCTTTTTTTGATGAGCTTAGTTCCGCCGCACAGTACCATCCGTGACCCGGAGACGGCAGAACATCCGCTAGAAACTCAAGCGGTTTCATTGCGTTCCTTGTGTTATTTCAGATCGTCGAGCTTGTGCTCAAGGCGCTTGATCAACTCCGCAACCCAATCAGGGGTAAGTTGTGCGGGGCCTGTTAGCCATGCGTAACGCACAAGCTCTTCATCACTCAAGTTCTCAGGTCGAATTCCGTGCATATCTTCCCCCATGCTTCTTCAGCCGTCTTGGACGACTGCATACATTCAATGACACGCGTAACCGCAGGGCGGTACGCAACGAATACTTCGCCGCCTTTCATCCAGTTGTACACGGACTGGCGGGTAGCGCCTATCGCTAGTGCAATCTTGGCAGCGGGCAAATCAAGGAACACAGCCCAACGTCCAAGGCGAACGCCAAGGGTCAGGCGCTGTGCCTTGATCAGCGCAATCAGGTGTGGTTGGTAGGCCATAGCAAAAAGCAGGGGCCGAAGCCCCTGCGCAAGTTACTCGTCGTCCCAGTCGCTGACCATACTAGCCAGCGTACCCTTGGCGGGAGCCGTGGGTTTCTTGGGGACTTCTTGGCGCACGACAGGCTCATCAGGCTCGTCTTCCGCTACGGGTGCGGGGGCAGGCTTGGCCTTCTTGGCTTTAGGCGGGGGAGCCTCTTCTTCCTCTTCCACTACGGGAGCAGGGATGGGCTTAACCTTGGCGGGGGGCTTGCCGGCCAACTCGAGGGGCTTCGACACTACGTTGTCCATCTTCGCCACGGTCATCGTGACGGCCTTGAGCGCGGCATCAGAAGCCGCTTGCTCCAAGATGGTTTCGTACTCGTCGTCTGTCAGCCAGCGCTGCGCCTTGAAGTACAGCTTGGGGCTCTCGGACTTGGTGTCGAACCGCATGCGGGTGACGACAGCCTCGGGGTTGATGTTCTGAGCGACGAGCCAGCGGGCATACTCTTGCAGCGGACGGTTGTCCTCAACTGCCTTACCAAAGATGGACGTAGCCGGCAGCGACAACTGCATCACACCCCCGCTCATATCGTTCTCGAGCACCACAGCCAGACGCTGCTGATATCGGCATGCGCGACTCTGACCTTGACCTGAGCCAGCTATGTTCTTGGGGCACTCAGAACAGCGCGAAGCCTGCTTGCTGGTGGACTCGTTGCTGGGCGTGTCGCCATCAGGTGACCAGCAGTCTGGACCCGATGTGTTCTCGGAGTCGTAGCTCTTGGCGTAGAACACTCGCGCTACCTTGGGGGCTGCTTTGACCAGCACGATGTCCAGATGGCGGTCATCAATTGCCGTCACCTCTTTGCCGTTGTTGACCAGACGGAACACGCCGCCCTTGATGCTGACGCGAAGTCCACCACCGCCACCACCGCCCCCTGCGAGGGACTTAGCCATGTTAGACAACTCGGCTTTGCGAGCGAAGGCCGGCACTTGGCCGGGGTTGAAGAGAGCAACATTACTCATTTGATTTTCCTTTGGTTATTTGGTTGGTTTGCGTACGCTGATTGCGTACTCGCTATTGCTATTGAGACCCGGCGGCACAAGGGTCGGATTTTCCTGCAGGAAGGTAGCCATGTTGGTCTGCGCAATGCGCTTCTCCAACAGATCGAGGGCGTCATTCTCTTTCATGAACTCCTTGAACGCGTCCCAGTCTTGGGTCGAGTAGCGGGTCTTCGTTGAGAGGATGACGGTGCCCTCCGCCGTGTTGACGGACTTCACGCCAAGTGCCAGCATCTGGTCTTTCAAGGCGGTCTTAACCACTTCCTGCTGCGCCTTCAGCACTTCAACTTCCGTCTCATAAACGGCGGTCATCTGCTGAATCTTTGTCTGCATCTTGCGATACACCCGGGCCAACTTATCCATCGGGATAGTGGCGGCTTCATTGCTTTCAGTCATTTATTTCTCCTGTTTTACCTGCAAGGTTTGTTAAACCTTTGACAATCATACACCTAGTTTTGCTTCATGAAGTGCTCCTTTCAATTATTTTTAATCTCTTGGTTGAACAGCCCGACGAGCAACGCATGCTCACCCACCTTGCCCGCCATTGCCTTGAACATCCGCACCTCAATGGGGCTGCTCTGTATGTGCACGACGGTCACTTTATCAGAGTTTTGCCCCTTGCGGTCAGCCCGTGCGATGCACTGCAAATACATCTCAACGCTCATCAACGGCCCATAAAAAATAACTGTGTCCGCAGCAGTCAGCGTGATACCGTGTGCAGTGGCTTGAGGCTGCATGACAAGAACACGCACCGCATCCGTGTTCTGGAAGTCGTTGATGATGTGCCCGCGTTTGGTGGCGTTCACATCCCCGTGGATCTGTGCGTTGGGGATATGGTGCTTGGTCAAGTGGGCGGTGATCGTGGCGATGCTGGAGCGGAACATTGCAAAGATTATGACCTTGCGGTCAGTCTCCTCGAGGATCTCCATGAGCACTTTCATACGCGGTGAGGCATCAAACTCTACGGTTTCTTTGTCGTCCGTGTACGCAGCGCCTGCCGATATCTGGAGCAGCTTGCTGACGGCGACACCTGCATTGACTGCCGAGATTGTCTCGCCGGCTGTTTGGAACAACATCTGTTCTTTGAGCAGCTTGTAGTACTTGGCCTGCTGTGGCGACATCGGCACATCCCTTGTCACGGTCACAACCGGCGGCAGATCAAGGCACTGCGCTTTGGTAAAGCGTATGGCGGGCTGCAGCACCTCGTGCACCAGATTCTTGGCCTCGGGCTTGGGAGCCCACTTGAACGCGGTGATCTTGTTCATCACCTTGTCGCGCCACGCGGTAGCAAACTTAGGCACACCGGACGGGTTGACAAGCTTGGCAAGGCCGTACGCATCCACGGGCGTTTGTGAAGCCGGTGTACCCGTCATCATCCACAGGTATGTGTGCGGGTGAATGATCTTAGCCAGAGACTTCCAGCGTTGAGTGCTGGGGTTCTTGTACGCGTTCGCCTCGTCAACGATGACCAGATCAAACCGGCCATCATTGTTGACCTCGTCGGCAATCAGGTTGAGCCCCTCGTAGTTGGCGATCACCAACTCGTAGTCACCTTGAACAAGCTCGACGCGGCGCATGGCACTGCTGTGATGTGCGACCACCGTTTTGCGATGCATCACGCTGTTGTTGATGTCGCCTACCCATGCAGCGTGCATGATCGACAGCGGGCACAGGATCAAGACCCTGCGCACCTCACCACGCTTCATCAGATAGTCCGCCGCCCACAGAGCGCTGAGTGTCTTGCCTGTCCCCGGCTCGTTGAAACAGAACGCCCTGCGGTGCAGCGTCAGAAATGAAGCGGTCTCAATCTGATGCGCCATCGGGATGTAGCGCCCGGGCCAGTCGTACTTGCGTGAGATAGGCGACGGGGTGTTCTTGACTCCGAGGTTCTTGAGAACGCGCATCTCATCGAGCCCCCAGTACACCGCCACTGTATAGCCGCCGTTGCCATGATCCTCAATGACGCGGCTCTTGGGTATGACGGTGTACTTGCTCGGATTGCGTGTGCGTATCAGCACCGCCTTATTGTCTAGGATTTCCATTACTTGCCGTTGTCCGCTTGGTTGGCCTTCTTCCCGCGCAAGCGCAGGTTGCCGGGGATCGTCTTGCCGCCTGCACGCAGGGGCTTGATGTGGTCGATGTCTTTGCCGGCGCGGTCAACGCCCTCCTTGTCGTACAGGCCACGGGCCTTCTGGCGCTCGAGTTGGTCTTGCGTCTCGCCGGTTTTCTTTTGCAGTTTGTATGCGTGTTTGTAGTCACGCTTGCCGTTGGTTTGGGTCATAACTTTCTCCTAGTGCTTGGGGTTAAATTCACACCCGGTCACCTGACACCACCCGCATAGCGGTGTCTGTGTTGGGTTCCATACGTTGTTTGCAAACGATGCTTCCAGCCGTGCGATGCGCTCACGGTACTTCCACCATGCAGCGTCGGCTTGATCCCGCTGCATCTGCATCTTGACCATGTCGTTCTTGACAATGAATAGCAAAGCGCTGTTGACTTTGCGTATGTGTGGGAAGTGTGCGAAGGTCATGATAGACATCAGCACCAACTGGTCTCGATCCGGGTAGCGGTTGCCCCCAGTCTTCCAGTCCCCCACCCATGCGGTCAGGTTGTCGTCGTCCACAACCAAGATGTCAGCAATGCCGCGGACCCACGCATTCGGGGAGTCCCACTTGCATACCCGCAAGTCCTTGGTCAGCGCCATCTCATACTCAGCCAGCACCCGCCCAGTCTTCTGCATCATGGCGTCCACCACCGGCTGGAACTGCGCGTACTGTGGCGGGATTGGCTTGTCGTCCTTGATGTAGTGCTCGATGGCTTCGTGGACTTGCACGCCGTAGCGTGTGGCATCGGTCTCTTGAAAGGGGTACTTCTTGAGCACCTTCACTTCATGGTATCGCCGAGCACAGCCTTCGAAATCTTTGAGAGAGCTATGGCTCCACTTGACTTGGTGCTCAGACATGCGAGTCGAACCTCGCGCTGTCCACCGCCCCGCTGAGCTTGTCGGCAAACTCAGTCACAAACTTCTCGTTGCGGCTAAGCTTATGTCCCATCTCGTGCAGGATGGCGTGTGTCAACTCGTGCCAGAACGTGTTACGTTCCCGCGCTGCGTCATCGTTCTTGAACACCTCAATGATCTTGCGGTCATAGTAGATGCTGCCGTACATGGTCTTAGGCGTTCGCTGTTTGTACTGTACTTGGTAGGGCTGCTTGCCTACCTTAACTGCCGTTGGAATTGCGTTCATGATGTTCCCTATTTCTTTGCTAGTCCATACCTACGGTGAAAGCCACCGTCAGCCGCCAGAGGAATCCCCGGCATGTAACTCGGCTCGAGCGTCATCTGCTCAAGCACCCACTTGTGCGCCTCTTGCGCTTCCTTCTCCGGTGCAATGGCGATCAATTCGTCATGCACTGTTCCCACCACAGGGTAGCGTTTGGCAACCCTGAGCATCCCGTCAGTCATCACCACACGTGCTGTTCCCTGCGTAACATTGTTCGTGATCTTGCCGGCATAGATCTTGGTAGCGTCTGGCCCGTATACCCACTGGCTCCTACCATCTTTGTCTTTCTGCTGACGAAGGTTAGGATACAGCAAACTCATGCCGCTGGGAAGAACTATTTCTTCTTTCCTGAAAATAAGACACTTGTGCCGGTACTCCTCACCGTCCGCCAACGAACGCTGGATCAGGCTGGAGCACAGTTCCCAGAACCCCACAACGGCGTGTGCCGTGGCACGGTAGATGTCGATGATTTTCTTAGCTGCCACGCAGTGGATCAGTAACTCCTGTGTCGTACAGGTGTGCGGGATCTCGTTCATCTTGACCACGTTGTCATCCCACTCAAGGAAGCGCTCGATGTAGTCACCTGTCACCCCCAGCTTCTTGGCGAAGCCCTTGTCGTAGCGCTGCGGCGGAGCCCCGAGGAAGCCCACCAGAAGCTGCGCTGCGAACGATGCCCACCCCAGACCATAACCCGCGCCTAGCAAAGCAGACTTTGCACTTTGGCGAAGATCAGGATGACTCTCTTTGCTTAGGTCAGGGATGTTAAACATCTGTGCACCGAACTGTGCATACGGATCCCCGCCGGCATTGAAGATGTGCAGCATGTCGTCGTAGTCCGCCAGCCATGCCAGCACCCGGGGCTCAATCTGAGACAGGTCACCCACCACGCACACGTGCTTCTCGGGGGCCATGATTGCCTTGCGCAGGAAGCTCCCGCGCTTGAGGTTCTGCATGTTGATGGCGCTGCCCTTGCTCGCCGTCCACCGGCCTGTGGCTGCACCGTAGTAGCTCAGGGGCACAGGCAGTGTGCCGCGGCCTGCAATGTCTAGGAACCGCTGCGCCCGTGTGCGCTCGGATGTGGACTTGACCTTGAGCCGCGCCTCGCATAGCTGGCGCACATCTTCGTTGTCTCCGTTGAGCATTGCTTGGAACATGGCGTCGGTCTTGGCGAACGCGTAGTTGTCTCCGACAGGCTCGGGCGTTCTAACCGTAGGTTTCTTCTTCTTGGTCGGCGGCTCCATACCCACCTTGCGCAGGAGTTCCGCGAAGCGATCATTGCTGGCTAGGTCAGCGTCAGATATCTGCAGTCGCTCGAGTAGTTCTTCGCGTGCCTCACGCTCCTCATGCAGCGCGTTGAACAGCATATCCTCATCAAGCTCAAGCATCGGGTGTGTGTACATCTTCATCGTCATGTCGATGAGTCGTAGTTCCTTTGCAGGGTATCCTTTAACGAGTCTCTTAAATATCTCCTCGCAGAGATATACGTCGTGCTTGCAATACTCAGCAAGTTCTCGTTCTGTCTCAGGCTCAAGGACGGCCAGTCCATCCGTAGAATATACGGCTCGCCCTTTGGGGGGAAGACCAAAATCGCTTGCAAGTTTCGCGAGGGAATTGCCAACTTCCACGCCGCGTAGAGCACGCGCCATTGACAAGGAATCGAAGATAAAAGCGGGTCGGACGTTATACCGCCAAGAGAGGATGGACCCATCGAATTGGGCGTTATGCGCAAGGACTGCTGTCTTAGTCCAGTCGTAGGTCGATAGGATTCGATGAAGCTCATCTCCTCCATACCATTGAGGGATTGCATCGGTTCCGTATTCATGTATACACGCTCCGAAAGCCAAGAATTTTGTATCACGGATGTACTCCTCAGTTGTGAGCTTGGACAGCGTGTACTCCTTGCTGTCCCAGCGAGTTTCAAAATCAATTGTCAGTAGTGTTGTGTAAGGTGCGCTCATGTAGTTCCTAGTTGAATTGATCTCGGGGTGGCGCGTCATGCGTCACCACAGCGCCGATGAATTTCGTTGCTTTGCTAAGGATGTCCGCAGCCTCCATCTCATTGGCGTTCAGCGATGTCATCAGTGTCTCGTCTTCGCAGCGGGTTATCAGCAGTCCGCTGAAAAGCTCAGGGCTTGTATAGCAGAGCGCAAGCAGGCGCACGACAGCCCGGAAGTGTTCCTGCGCTTGTACGTCTAGCTGGGCTAACGCCTCCATCATCTGCGCGTCATCGATGTCAGTCTCCATTGAGTATTCCTTTGAGTGCATGAATGTTTTCTTCGTTGATGACCAGCGCAATGCCGCCGGCATCCCGTATCTTTGCAAGGTGCGACTCTTGCAGCGCAGTGGTCTTGCCCTTGCCGGCCTTGGCTTCTATCGCGATGAACCCACCTCGGTTGCAGATGAGGAAGTCAGGCACGCCGCTGTTGCCGTAGCCTGTACCAATTGGCATCGCAAAGTACGCTTTGCTTTCTTCAAGAATCTTTCGTATGCGCTTCTTCACAAGCGCCTCTGGCGTGTTTGCCATCTTTATTTCCCTTGATAAAAAACTTCGCTTCGCCACAACGTGACCGAAGGCATGTGGTTGTGTAGTTCGACGGGCTCAACCTTTCTTATTGGGCTGATCCAGCCAAGGCTGTGCAGCGCACGTACGCCGGACACCCACACATTTGGGTGCAGCCGATCATCGCGCTTGAGCTTGTGCCGCATGCAATAACTTCTGAATTCGTCCCCCCGTACTGCGGGCTTTGTTGCCAATAGTTCTTCTGCCAGTTCCAAGTACCGCTCGACAAACTCAGGTGCAGTGTTGTTGGCTTTTTCCCAGCACTTGTCCGCCATTACAAGCGCTCTCTCCATTCGAGTCAGCATGGATGTCTCCGGTTAGTTAATAGGTGAGGGGGGAATGTAAATTCCACGCCCCCTCGGTTCGTGGTGGGGGAGTGACAGCGCGTCAAACAACTGCTGTCGGGCTACGCGCTGTCGCAATCTAGGGCCACATATACAAGGCGGTTGTCTAGACTACATCGATGGCCCGACTCAATCTTTATTCTGTAGCTCGATGAGCTTGTCGAGGTAGTGCTGCGCCTTGCGCAGATCCTGCACACCACCCTTGTCACGCCAGCGGCTCACGTACTTGACGATGTTGCCCTCGAAGTACCCGAGTTCATTGGCGGCAATGTAGTCCCAAGGCTGGATGGCCTTGGTCTTGTAGTGGCTGCCGGCCACCTGTATCTCATTTGCGCTCATTGTTTCTCCTTCTGTCGTTCTCTGTATCGTCTCGATATCTCTGCTCGGCTCATCTTAGCCCGGGGTTTGTCCTCGCCGTCCCACATACCATAGACAGGTATCGCGTCTCGCCCAAGCGAGTCCTGCAGCCAGCCCACGACATGTATGATGGCCCCGGCTTTGAGCGCCCGCAGCCACTCTTGGGCTGTAACCAAGTGTACACCAGTATGGCTACTGAGTTGTTGTGCGGTCACGGTTCCTTGCAACAAAAGTTGCATCGTCTGGGTCAAGATAGCGTGGCTGACCTTAACTCTGTGGGGCTTTATCATTCTTGGCCTTTTCTATTTGTTCTCGTAACCACTCTGGCCCCAGCCGCATCAATGCAATGCGCTGGCTTTGCGTAACCTTTATGCAGTAGACCACTGACAGCGGCTCACCTATTCGTTTCTGTTTAGAAATGCGCTTGTCTCTCATGTCAGGTGTTACCACGGCGCGTCCTCGTGATTGTTGGGGTTGAAAGGTATTGGCTTGCTTGGCTGCGGCTTGGGCAGTTCAGTTGGGAAGGGCCAGTGATCCATTGTTCTTCTCCGGTTTTGCTAGTAGTGAGTTGTACTTATCCTCCAAATCAACGAGGCAGTCTTGCAACATGTCAAGCTGCAAAACAATATGCGCCTCCTCAAATGCTTTGGTGTACTTAACATGGCCCTCACCTTTATTGGTGTTCCAGTGCAGATCAATTAGTTTCATGTCTTCTCCTTTGGTTGTGTGGCGTTAAGCACAGCGTCAAGGTGCTGCGGGTTTATTGATTCGCCGTGTTCTTGCTTGTACTTGTGGTTAAGCTGCCCAAACGAAATCAGTCGGTTGAGTGCTTCCTCCACGGACATGCCAAGGCGCTCATGTAGCTGCGGTTTCTTTTGGTTCATGTGTTCTGCTCCTCTCTTGCGTCAATACAAAACGCATAATAGTTAACGTCACGCAAACCAAAACTAAGCGCCCGTGCAAACCTATGACCAATGTCATCCGGCTTTTCCAGATGAACAGGTATCTTGCATATCGCCCACAAGCGCAAAACTTCGTCTTCGTTTAAATCAACCCAGCGTTGTTTTTTACTGTCACAGACTTTGCGCAGCATTACTATTTCTTTGTTGGCTTGTTTAAGTTTTACCTCAAGGCAGTCCACGCATCTGCAAAACCAGTCATGTTCAGTCATTGTTACTACTTCAATCATGTGTTTCCCCTTGCTCTGATGGCTTCAGCGTAGTCATTCCCAATTGCTTGCATTTCTTCTGCGCGTCCGTAGTCTTCAATCAACTTCGCACAAGCCTCACGCTCTTCTCGGGCAAACTTGTTCACCATGCCATACGCGCTCAACATATCAATCACAAGGATTAGTCTGCCTTCGCTGTCTTCGTAGATGGTTTCGTACATACATTTGGCTGGCACAAAATCAATAAACTCTTCGTAAGTCATGTGTTTTTCTCCTTCAATGCAGCTTCGATCTGGTCAAACAGTGTGCGGGTGTAGCCTTTGATTTCTGTGCTGCCCCACGGCCCAACGATTGCATTTATCTCCTCATCCGTTAGCCCTACCCACGGGCGCTGCACTGGCAGGGATGGTGTGATTGCCCTCCCCTTCATTTCCACAAGCAGCTTCTCAATTTCTTCAATGGAAAACCAACCTTCAAGAAGAAAACGGTCTACGCCGTAAGTTTTTTCTGTGTATTCAGTATCCATTGCGCTCCTTTAGTTTGGCTTCCACAGTACGGGCAAACTCAATCCACTTGCTGCCGTAGACATTGTTCCTGTCAAACAAATCAAGTATCTCTTCTTGTGTCAGCCCTACCCACTCACCCCTGCTTACAAACTCGCAGGGTTTTATTGCTTGCTCAGTATGTTGGGTCATTTTTCTTCCTCAGAATAATTTGGGCTTTGTACATTCCTGCACGAAATGCTACCTTTAACTTTAGATCAAACTCAGCAGACGCTATTGCAACTTCCTCATCCGTCAGACCCTGCCACGGGCGCTGTGCTGCTTTCCATTTAACGTAGAGGGGCACTGGCGGCACATCCACAGCAGTTGGTGCTGAAATGTGTGTAGGTTTTGCCCAGTAAAAGCCCTTATGGGGGTGGTAATACGCCACCGGCTCCTGCTTTGGCTGTGCTGCGTTCTTACCGTCGGCAAACCCGCTCTGGTATGCAATCAGCAGCGTGTCGGCATACACCTGAGTGTCATCGTCGTCGTCCAGCTTGTCCTGCGCCATCTGGCGCTTTGAATCAAATCCTGTCATGCTTGTCCCCTTGCTCTAATGGCTTTGCTTGCATACATTACATAGCTAGTCTTCTCGTCAGGCTCAAATTGTTCTGCCACCTTCGCACACGCCTCTCGTTCTGCCTCGACACAGTCTTTGCCCCATGCCAACATCTGCTCGACGGTGTAGCCCGGTATCTCTTCCCCGGTAGCTAAGACAATGGCAACGGTCACAGGTTCAAGTAGTTTCATGT